TATAACTATTCCACTCCAGAAGAACTTGAAAGACTATCCTCACAGTATGGTCTTATCATTCCTCCCAAGCCTGTAGTAGAAGACCCAGAGACTCCTACAGAAGACGCTCTAGAGCCAGCCCAGACAGAAATGGACGGAGAGGCTATTGCTGGAATGATTGCCAGATTTACAACTACTGGAGCAAGACCTAATTTTAAAGAAGCCCTAAAGTACAGGGATTTTATGTCAAAGAGGGAGGTGGATATTTACAGCACGGTTGGACAGGCAATGGCACAAACCGCCTCAGATTTGGGCGAGGGTGCTTATGAACTGGCAAGTGATGCTGTAACTCTAAAAATTCCAAAGATTGCTGGTTCCCTTGTTGAAGGTGCAATTATGGGAACTGCTAACTGGTACTATATGTACAAGGAAGGTCAGTTCAATGAAGACAGTTTCATCCATAAGTTGCTGTATAAATCCAGCAAGAGCGATGAAGAGTATTATTCTAATCTAATGTCGATGTTGGATTTACGACAGCAAATTGAAGAACGAACTCAGAAAGGCTATTTCTTGCCAAAGGAAGTTGAGGTTGCTGGCGTTAAATTTGACCTGTGGAATCCTGCTGTTGTTATGGCTGTTAGTTATGTGGCAGACCCATCTTGGGTTGCTCCTAACTTTGGTATTGAATCTGCCCTTATTAAGGGAGCCAACAGAGCAAGTAGCATTCTGGCTTTAAACGCTCAGTTGGCTAATGTAACTCATTGGTCTTTGAATAGCATTGAAGGCGTTGCCAAGGGTGCAGGGGCTAAGGCTGGAAGAGTTGCGTCTGGTATTGTAAAAGTAGAAGAAGAGTTGCTTGAAAACCTTCACACAATGTTTGGCATTAGGGCTTTTGTTGGAGACACAGGTAAGATTGTTGCCAAGGAAGACCTTACTAGAGGTGCTATGACTGCTACTGGATTTAACCAAGTTAAGATTCCTGCTTGGGATACAACTTCTCTTGTTTGGGCTGGTGCTAAGTTGCTACAGGCTGGTGCAGAAACCGTAGAACTTGGTGCTAAACTTGCTAAAGAAGCACCAAAATTCCAAGGGATGAGACTTTCTGAAAGAATGGCTATGGAGTCTACAAACCCTATGGTGTCGGCTATGTCTGGCACTTGGGCTAAGACAGGGTCTCCGTTCCTTGAATGGAGCACTAACTCTGCAAAGACAACGCTTCACGCTGGTATGTATGGCGGTGCGTTTGGCTTTACCTTTGGTGGTGAAGAAGGCTTCTATAATGGTCTTGGTTCTGGATTTGTCCTTGGCGGTGCGTTCCACCAGATTGGTGCGTTCCATAACACGGTCTCTGGTGGTGGTGGTCCAAGCACGGTAGTGAAAGAGTTTCTTTGGGCTACCCAACACTACGACCTAGCAAACCAGCAGGGCTTGCATCAGTTGTTTACTAACATTGAAAGAGACTATGCTGACAACAAGGGGGGTGCTGAGAAAGCAAAACTTGAACTTATGTCTGACATTGCTTCTTCAGAGCGTCTGGCAAGAGATACTCGCAGACTTATTCTTACAGAAAAAGAAATTAAAAGCAGAATGACAGATGCAGAGTGGGTTGAATACGAACAATTTATGCTGAAAAACGCAGACAAGTGGGGTGGTGTTGCGTTTAGACAAAAGATGAACGGTGAAAAGGTTACCATTATCAATGCTGACAGGGCGGTAAAGTCGGCAGTAAAGGAAGAACTTTTCCACACGCTTATGCTGGATGAAAGATATCGTGATGAGTTTCATCAACAAGCAATGGAAGCGTTAATTGGAACCTCCGACCACAAGGGTGCGTTGCTTAGAATGCCCAAGGAAAAGGCTGTAGCACTTCTTGAACAATTTAAAGAAGTCTACCTTGGTCTTGAAAATATCAATGGTACGATTACAAATGAACAGGGTCATTCCGACAAAGTCCGTGCTCATTGGGATGAGGTAATTCAAAACTTTAAGCAAGGCACAGAAACGACTGGTAAGTTGCACAGTCTTTTTGAAGAGTTCCTTGCTTCCTATTGGAACAGATACATTGAAGATAAGCCTATTGATTTCCTACTTAAGGGTGGAGACCTTGGTGTTGTTAGAAACGCCATTCAACTAGCCAAGGATGCGTACCACAACACTATGTACTCTGACCTTACACAGGCTGGTGCTAGATTTAACTTTGGTAGAAACATTGACCATTTCTTTATTGACCAGAACACAGGTCAAAGAGTTCGTATCCCGAAACTTGAAAAGTTGATGCAACACTTTGTTCAGAGGGCTTCAAAGGATATGTATCAAGGATGGAAGGTTAATTCTAGAAAATCAAAAGGCATTGAAATTGGCGTAGCCAGTCAGTTAGAACATCTTTGGACAACCAACGCTGACGGCACGGCAGTCAGAACTTCAGAAAAGGTTCTTGAAGCAGAATCTGCTGTTGCCTTGAAGGGCGTAGTAAGAGCACTTCTGGAACAGCCCATTGCCGACAAGGGACTTAAGATTACGGTTATTGGAAAAAACGCTGACGGAAAAGATGTAGAACGATTCAGTTATTCAAAGCCAAAGAAAGAAAAGAAGCCTAAGCCAGCCGATGGAGGTAAGCCTAAGTTTAACAGACTGCCTAATAGAGATGACCTAAGAGAGCATTGGCGTACTCCTAAGCGTGAGATGGGTCTAGATGAAGATGTTGGTTCCGCAATTCCAGAAGCAGAATCTGTTGCTGGAGATGATTTGAGTGGTGGCGGTCAATGGTCTCAAGACAAGAGAAAGAAGTTTTGGGAAAGCGTCTGGGAGGGTAATCCTCGTATTAGGCTTACAGGCAAGGCAACTACCGCAGAACTTAAAATCCTTTCTGACTACCTACCAGCCAACACGGTAGCACGGTTTGCACAACTTAACACCATTATTGAAATGGCAAGAGAGGGTGTGTTTGGAAAGAATGTGTCTAACATTGCAAAGACTGAATACATTGCAAGAGAAAGAGAAGAAGAGGATGGCTCAAGAGTTTTTGCCAACAATGAAATTAGGCACACCAACTTTATTCCTGTTGAAATCAATCTTTACTTTGGAAGAACCAAAAAAATGGTGGATGGAGAGTTTGAAATTGAAGTTGGTAATGCTGAAATTCTTGTAAAATCAATTGACCACGATGCTCTGTTGGCTCGCATTGATTACGCTTGGAATAATTGGAATGAAGCAGGTGTTGGCTGGAAGACTGTCAGAAAACTGTTTGAAACTAAGGCTTCTCTTTATCAAGCAATCAAGGATATGTTGACTCATTACTCTAACAGCGAAATGGCTGAAGCGGGTATTAAGATGTTTATGAAGAATGGTGCAGTTGGACCAAGAGATGCTGGTCATATGCGAACCATTGTTAACGCTGTAATTGGATTCCATCCTACAAAGGAAATGGTTCGTACAGGAGAACATTCCAATCCTAGACACAAACTCCAACAGAGCGGTTATGCATTAGCATCTAAGGCGGGAAAGATTGAACTGCCAGATGTCGTGTTTGATATGAACATTAGACGAATGGGTTCAATCAAGGTAAGGGCTGGAGAAGGTTTTGGTGTAGATTGGAATTCTGCCTATGTCAGAAGCCAGTACAACCATAGCCCTGCAAAGTCTAAACGAGACCACGAAGGCAATCCGCTGTCTGGTTCTGAATCATCTGCTCTTGCTAATAGCGTTTATAGAAACAAGGACGGAGAAGTCCTTTCTGTGTACACTTTAAACAAGCCACTTTCTACTCACACCAGAATTAAAGAGTCTTCTGTTTACGACTATGTAAGCGAAGGTCTTGCTGAAAGATTTGGAGCAAGAGGTGGAGAGTACTACTCCCCAACTGGCTGGTTGCATTACACCCCAGATATGGGTCAAGCGTCAATGGTAAGCAATGGCTCAATGAAGACAGGGTATATCGATACTCAGCGACACATTGACATCAGCGACATCCATTCTAATTCCCCTGTTGAGGCTGTTGTTGGAGTGCTTGTAGACAGAATTGCCAACTTGTCTGGTATGGACAAGAAGACTATTCTTGCCGAACTGCTTACTCTTGAAACAGGTGAAGGAGTTAAGATTGGAGAGTTGTTTAACTCTAAGACAGACGCATTTGCACAAGATGGATTTGATTATGACCTATGGCTGTTTACTCCAGAGACTGTAAAGTTTATGAAGAAGTATGGAGTTCAGTCTATTGAATACCAGTATCATAATCCAATTTCTGAAATTACAAGTTCTGCTGTAGGCTTGCTTGATAACAATCGTTTTATTGAAAATGTGTCTAGAAGAGCAGAGGCTAATTACTTTGCGTTTAGTCCTGCCAAGAAGCCAAAGAATTCCGCTGGTCAGACAAACAATCCTCCTAAGACTATCTCTGAAGTACTTGAACAGAAAATCAGAGGTCTATCTGATACGACTAAGATTAATGAGGTGTTCTTAAATTGGGTTGTAGCAAATGATGGTCTTTCTATTATTGAAAATCCTAGGCGTATTACCGAAGAAGGCTTAGACCTTCTCGTACAAGAACAACTAGACAAAGTTGGAGAGTTAACTGCCAAGCAGAATGCTGAAAAGTTTAACCCAGAACAACGGCTTGCAATTGCAAAGCAACTTAGAGCGTACACAATTAGTGCTTTAAGAAAGCAGTTTCCTCATATTGTTTCTAACAAAGTCCTTGGTGAAATTGCTGATATTGCCCTTCTTGGAGTTAGCAAAAATGGCGTAGTTGAGAGTGCTCTTAAAGGCACAGTTGGCGGTAAGGATTACCACAAGAATGTACTCAAGATAAGAGACACAGTTCTTGCTAGATTCAGAAAGGGTCATCTTACAAAAGCAAAGATTGAAGAAAGTGGCATTCCTATGCTGTCGCACATTGCAGAAATGAGCGAAAGAGATTACCAGATTTTTAAAGCCATCCCTCAATACCTTGAGGCTGTTAAGACTGGCAAGACAGCAGAGTGGCTTCAGTCAGAAGAAAACCAGAGCATTCTAAATGAGTTGTTTGGTAAGCACGGAGGTGTCAAAAAGTTCTACAAGAAGTTTGACGATGTTCAGAAGGATATCTTCTTCCTCCTAGACCAGCAGTTGGCTAAACAAGTAGACAATGGTGACAAGGGTTCAATGAGTATCATTGATGAAAAGGCAATGCGTGTTGCCTTTGCTGAAAAAACTAAAGCGTTCCTCTTTGAGACTATTCGAACAAGCAATATGGGTGCAGGTGAAAGAAGCCAGTTGCTCAAAACCAACAACATCTACAGAGACATTAAGAAAGAAGCAGAAGTTACTCGTGCATTGTTTAGACATCACGCTGACAATATTAAGGGTATGGTTACGGCAGAATTCCACGAGCGTGTAATGGATGCTCTTATTGCTTCAGATATTCAGATAGATTTAACCAAAGGAAAACTAACTAGTGGTCACACTTATGTTGAAATTGCAGATTTTGTTAGAGCAAATCTTTACGAACAAGCCAAAAAGGGAACACTTAAACTGGGTTCGTATGAAGCAATTGCTGAAAGCGTAAGACTTTTCTATTCACTTATTAACGATAGTGGCATTCTGGGTAAAGATGTTGTTATTGATACCGCAAGGATAGTTAAAGAAAACCTGCTTAAGGCTTTAAAGGAACTAGAAGATGGAGGGTTTGAAGGTATCAATTGGGTACACGAAAGTGGCAGAAATACTACTGGCTTTCATTTATGGGTAGGTAAAGGTGACACCTTGAAAAAACTAGATGCTTTTAACATTTGGCATTTTGAAGGCACTCATTTTAAGATAGTAGAAGAAGGCACTACTCTGAATGACTCTGCACTTACCTTGAGAGACATTAGAACTGGTGAGGTTATTATCTCTCAGCCTCTTACAAAAGAACAGATAGGTGGATTTGGCAAAACAGTAGATGCGGCGGTACGCAGACAAATGACTATTAAGAACTTCTTAAAAGAGGCTACTCATATGGTAAACAAAAGACAGCCAGCATTGGCTTTGTCTAGGAATTTTGGTGAAGTTAAAGGTCCGACTAAGAATTACATTCTTTCTAAATACCTACAAATAATAGGGGGGCAAGAGTCTCACACCTATGTTATTGGCAGTAGTACTTTTGATAACTTTGCCCTATACAAGCAGGGGGAATATTTTGTTGCAGTAAGAATTTCTGAGAATGACGCACCAATGTCTCATCACACCGATGAGGTTGAGTTTAAAGATTCTAAAGTCCCTGCCTCTGAACAGATTGCAAGCCTTGAAAGAGATTTGGCTAATGGAGTTGTTGCCAAAAAAGTTAAAACCGAGAAGGGCAAAACTGTAGTTCAAAAGAAAAAGGCAACCCTTGATGAACTAGTTAAACTGCGTGAAAAAATCACCGCACTTAAGGGTAAACGAAAAACAGACAGAGGTGTTATTCTACACCTAGATGGAGATGGTGCAGTTAATGTTGTTAGCACGGCATCTACCATTATGGATATGAGCAAGGCTATTGCTGACTTGAAGCAAGGCACTATGCCTAGAAAGGCTTTTGAAAGTTACATCAAAGAAATTTACCGAGACCATCATTACAAGATTCAGCAATACAAACAAAGAGAAAAAGAAAGAATTGAGGGAGTCTTAAAAGGCTTCAAGATGGTGGCTGGCAAAAGGGTCAATACTGATACTCTTTCTAAGATTAAAGAACTTCAAAAAGAACTTGAAGAAACACAGAGCGTAGTTCGTGAACTGTTTGAAAAGAAATACAGAGAACTCAGAAAACAAAAGGATGCCTTTGGTAAAGAGGTGTACTCTGATGAAGACTACACACCTGCACAGGTGTACAAGGAAGTTGGCGAGCAAATCTCTAAGGATTTAAAGAACAGAAAGCAAAATGTAACTAACGCACAGAATAAGGTCTATGCCCTTGAAGTAGCGTTGAATAAGTTAGGTGCATTCCCAGAACTAGATAAATATTCTGATGCCCTACAACAGGCTTGGTATGAAAGAGCATCCTTCCTTGGAAAGGATGAGGATGGAAACCCTTACGACACTCAGAACTGGCTAGACACAACCCTTCCTATGCAACAGGGGGAAACCGCTCAGTCTTACGCACAGAGACTGCGTGGTGAATATCAGAAACAATTAGCCGACCTTGGCGTTAAAGAAAAACACGCACAAGACCTTCAAACTCTTTTAGATGCAGACAAAGACAATGTTGCTACCATTAAGGAGAAACTTAAGTTCCTTGTAAGACAGTACGCAGAGGCTTCTGGTAAAAAGGTTACCAACAAATGGATTGACGGTTTGTTTTCAATTCAAGAAGGAGACGAGAGTGGCAACCCTTACAAGAAGGTTATTAATTTAAAGAGTCTTCAAGGATTTGTTGGTGCTAAGGCTATGGCTCCAAGGTTTCTTGCAGACACAGAAGGAGTTGCTGGAAAGAAACAATCGTTTGTTACCCTTACTGAGATGCAAACTGCATTCGTAGAGGGCATTCTTACCATTGAAGATAACTGGAGGGGTATGACTTCTGGTTCGCTAGAGAGAATCAATACTCTTATTGCTCGTGCAGAAAAACTACAGAGCAAGCCAGAGCCACGCCCTGTTCGTCCAGAAGGAATGTCTAACGCAGAATGGCAACTGACAGAGTTGTATTATACTGAAAAGGAGGCTTCAAGAAGGCACGGATACACTATGGAACTTCCTAGTTTCACTAAGTGGGTTAAAATTAATGAGAAGAAATTTCCTAAACTTGCGTTAGAAGTTCTTGAAGAGAAAAACGGACAGCCTGTGCTAAAAAACAGAGATGCTTCTTGGCGTGGACCAATTCAAGCACGACCAAAGGACATTAAGTTGCTGGTACAAGAAGCCCTAAGAGAGGCTAACAGGGAGAGAGGTCTTCTGTATGATGACTTACTTAACGCTGGAATGGAAAGAGTCAGAAGCAATGCAGAGTTTGACCTAATTGAAGAACTTAGTTTTATACAAAAAGACCACAGGTTTACTAAACACGAACAGTCGTGGATAACAGACCCTGTTAACAGAAAGAAGTTTCAAGAACTTAGAGACCAGCATTCACTTGATAAACAAGAAGGCTCGTTAACCCCTCTTCAAGTAGACGAAAAGTTTATCAAAAACATTAAGGAAGAAATCTGGCTTACCGAAATTGGTGCAGAGGGAAGAGACCTAGTTCAGACGCAAGTAAAGATTGAAAACCTTTATACGGAAGTGCAAAGACTTTTTGCTCAAGTTGACGCTCTAGAGTTTAAGGCACACGAAATGCAATTAAAGGGAGAGTCGGCTAGTGACATTGCTTCAGTTGATGCACAGCGAAAGCATCTGGAGACCAGAATTTTTGACATCAATAGAGAAATCAAACCTCTTGAAGCCAGAATAAACCAGACACTTGATGTAACTAATTACAAGGACAAGGTTGAGCAGTTTAGACAAAACAACCCAGCCCTTGAAAGATTGGTAACTCAGATGGATGAGGTTCAAACAATGATAGATGAACTAAACATTAAGGCACAGAACATCATCCCCCCTGCTAAAGAAGTCCCAGACCTAACCGCTACCAATGCGGTAGAAAGAAACGCTATTATTAGAGATAATAACAGAAGGGCAACACATAAGATGTACAAAGAGATAGAGAAAATTAGAAAAGAACAGCAGGTGTTAAAGCAGAAACTTGATTCTCTTGATGCTAGAGCCGAACCGCTTAGAAAATTAATCAAGTCTACAGGCATTGTGGAAACTCCAGAGGGATGGACAATGCCACAGTACGAGGTTGGTAAGCCAGATGTTGAAATCAGTCCATTACAGATTGCTAAGTATACTAACCCTCATTACCAAAAGGTAATTGATGAACTTATTCAACGCAGGTTCAATATGGATGCCTATCTGATTCAGCGTGAAAGGTCTTTGATTGAAAAGAAAGCACTCGCTGAAGAAAGAGCAAAGGGATACAACCAGTTTGTTAAAAAGTATGAAGAGCGAGCCAAGGCTCTTGGCTATAGTGGTGCTGGTCTTATTGTTAGCCCGAACAATCCTAGAACACATCAACTTTATTTGGCGTTTCCCAAGGTGTCTTGGGAGTTGTATGGTTCAATGCATCCGCTTGACTGGAGTGGTAGTGAATGGCAGATTGGTTTCACAAACCGTGGTGAACAGACGCTTGCAGACTCATCTTCTCCTGTCATAAAGGACATTGCTAAAGGCGAGAAAGACAGAAGATTGGCTACCTTGGCTGACTATATGCACTCTGCCCAGATGAAGGCTGAGTACCATATGGCTAACCCAGATAAGCCTATCTCTGCGGAGGACGCTCTCCTCATTAAGATGCTGGTTCCTAATGATGTGTACACTATTCCTCAGTCAAAGTTAGAGACTATTAATCAACAGCATTGGTCAGCACTTCAACGGCTTAGGTCTGGCATTCTAGACAACCTTGACCTACCAGCCAACAGAAAGGCTCTTGTTACTAGGTTTGTGGAGGATGCTTTAGACCTAGTGTTGGGAAGAAGGCAGGACCAAGTCAATGCATACATTCGCCTTGAAGGGATTACGGAGGCTCAATTCCAAGACAGAATTAAAGGGATGTCTCCAGAAGAAATTGGTAAACTTGTTCAAAAGAAGGAGTACATTGAACAGGCTTTCTATTGGCTACAGGATGCCAAGGATGTGAATGGGTTTATTTATCTGACAGAGCGTACTGAGTCATACGAAGCGGTTGACCCAAAGAATAAGGATTCTACCAAGCCCTTTAAGACAGAGAAGATGACCATCCAGTCTATTGCTGAGATGGAAGGCTTCCTTGCCCAGTTGCAGGAGTCTATGGATAGAAGAAACATCTCAAGTATGTTTGACCAGATGCCATATGCCAAGGTCTTGTATGAGAAGTTGTCATTGAATGAAAGAGTTAACTTGAATGCCAGCGTTGTTGAACGACTAGCGTTGGAGAACAATGCAGGTATGGCTCGTGCTCAAGGTCTTATTAATGCTGAGAATCAAGGAAGAACTCCTTGGTTCCCCGACCAAGGCACATTGGATTACACAGGACACGACAGAGATACTATCAGACTTGAACACGAGCGTGTTGAAAAACTATTGCTCAAGACGCTGGCTGTAGAAGTTTCAATTGCTAGATACAAGTCAGAGGTAACTAACTTTATTGCAACTAGGACTTTTGCCAAGGACCATCTTTTGTCCTTGGTTGATTCTGGAGTTCATTTTGGAAACCTTAACTGGGTTGATGGAGACATTGCTACCAAGGCAGACTCTTTGAGGTACTCTAATGACGGAAGATACATCATCAGAAGAGAACTGCACGGCAAGCAGAAGGACGGCAAGTCCGCATTCAGATACAAACTATACTTTAAGGGTGAGTCGTTTGTCGGTGTTGATGGTGCTAAACTCCTTGAGATTCCTACCTCTGAAATTGGATGTTTCACAGACATTACCCAAGCAAGGGTTATGGCTCACTTCATTGAAGATGATGTTGTTAAACTTCGCCACGCTCAGAGTTTAATTACTGGGGGTCAGAATGACTTCAGCCCTGTTAAGGTGCTTGGCACAATGATTCCTTACTCTAAAGAAAACAAAGGGTTTATCTTAGGCTCACTAGCCTCTGTCCCTGCTTTTGCTAAGGATGTAATTGATGTCTATGAAAAGTCTGGCGGTAAGCCAGAGCACTCTAGCACCCTTAAAAGAATTGCTGGTCAGATGCAGGACTTTGGTGAACTTGCTTACTTTGTGATTAACAAGAATGGACAGCCTATTGAAAAGAAAAAAGTGATTACTCCCAGTATGGTAAGCAAACTGTCTGAGTACTTTGACCTTTCGTACACCATAGATGGACATATGCGTTGGACAAGCAGGGATAGACCTGTAGCCCCAGCGGTAGACCCTAACTCTCCGTCCGTTGCAGACCCTCCCCCTGCAAGTGCTGGAGACCCGCCTGTTCTCCCCCAGCCTACGCCAAACGAACAGAAACTTTCAGACATTAGCAACTTTGAAGCCATTGAAAATGTGCAGGTTGAAGGTCAGAACTATCAGAACTGGCAAATCATCCGCAACAAACTTGGCTATCAGATTATCCGCACAAAAGAAAACGGTAACCAGATTTTCAAGTTGTTTAACTCAGCGTCCGCTTACATTGGTCAATATCATCACGAGCAGGATGCTGTGGATGAAATTTTTGCAAAAGAGTTTGATAAGAAAGGCAAAAGCAATGCCCGATAATCAATCAATGGAGGCTGTCATCGAAGACTTCAAGAAGGGTGGCTGGATTATGGCTGTCCTTGGAGGGCTTGGGATGCTTGCTAGGCTCATTTTGACCAACGAGGAGTACAAGATACTCATCTGGACAAGAAAGGTCATTGCAGGTGGCATTGTGGGCGTTATCAGTTACTTTGCCCTGTATGGGGTATCCATTGACCCAATGTACAAGTCCGTATTGTGCTCTATTTCTGGTTCTATTGCACCCGAACTATTTGAGTATGTGCGGAGAAAATTTATACAAAAAGCGAAATAACTACTATGGCTCAATATTCTAAAAAGCAAAGTTCTCCTTATAGTCCTAACGAAAGGGCAATTCACGATGTGATGGATGCAATTGAATATGCCAGAATTGCTCAAAGAGAGGCAAGAAGACCAAGTCCCTTTCGTGATGCTGTTTCCTATGACAAAATAGAAAGATACGGAGGTATTGGATTTGGACTTGGTCGTAACGATGGAGCCGAAATGACAGGTTCTCCAACTGGAAACGCTCCTCCATTAATGTATCAATCATCTGCAAGTCCTTATGGACTTCCAATTAAAGCATATGAACAGATTTACAGAGAGTTAGGACCAGAAGGTCGTGCTCACCAAGCCCTTGAAGAAAGTTTAAACAAACGATTTCCAAACCGAAATCCACAACCTATGAGAACAGGTCCGTATGGTCGTGTTATTATACCTACAGGAGATAATGGCATTCAAGTAGTAAGTTCAAAACAAGACCCAGCGTATTATAAAGCGTTAGAAAATCAGCAACGGAATATTCAAAGATATTATGAACTTGAGTTTGATGAACTAAGAGGAGTAAAAACTCACCCTCTTGGAATGGACCCTCGTGACCATTGGGACCAATTCAATTATGATAATGGTTTAACATCAGAAAATCTTGGCGTAATACAACCAAATAGCGTGGGTCAAGCACATTACCTTGAAGAATCCGCTCGTAGGAGAATGGGGTGGTTTGATATGCTTGGCGGTGACACAAACAGAGAATACGACAGGCAATTATTGCTTCAATCAATGCTGGCAACAGGAAAACTTGATAGTACTCCTATTCCAGAATTGTATAGGCTAGTTCAAGAAACAATTAAAGACGCAAGAGGAAGTTTACCTAAACCTAAATACAATCTTGATGCTGGGAGTAGTACTCCAGACCATCCATATATTAGTCCTTATGTTGGCTATGGAACACCCAACACTCTTGGTTGGAGGGATGGTCAATTTGAAAAACTTTCTAGAAAATCTCAAATGGCATTGATGCCAGCAATTGATGCAATGTTGGATTACAATAAACAAATATATAAAATTCCAGAATTAAAACCACCTTTAAGTGATTATAGAGGAAGGTTTAGTAAAGGAGGTCACGCAGGGTTTGTGGCTGTTCCTAAATTTTTAGAAAAAGGTGTAGGCAATCTCGTAATGGATGCTCAAGTTAATATGGCTAACGCTGAAACTTTTAGAAATGAATATATGAACAATAAGGGATTCAGAGGTATGACTAATAACTATATTGTAGACGGAATAGGAAAACTTGGGAAAGTTGCTGGTGTTGGTTTGATTGCAGGTCACGCCTTAAAAGAAGGACCAATAGACGCTCTTGTTACCGCAACAATGGGTCCAATTGGAAGGATTGACCCTCGTTCTGAATATGGTTCTTCCGCTTATAAGGAATGGGAATCTGCTAAAAAGGTTGAAGATGAAAGACGCATCCTTGAAACACTTGCCAAGCAAAGATATTATGAAGAAAACGCTGATTCTATTAACAATGAACGCAGAATGTATCTTGGCAGATAAAAGTTATGCAAACTAAATGGCTTAAAAGTTTCCAAATGGGGGTGTTTCTATGCCTCTTTGTAACCTTTAGTTTAACAGGGTGTTCAACCGTGGAACCTACCCCTCCTGTCATAATTTCTAACAACAATGAAAAAGACTCGTACATCCAGAAGGTCGAAGAAATCGTCTCTGAGTCTGTTTCTGCTCTCGTTGCTGTCGCTCCTGCCCTCCCTGCTGGAATCCCTAGAGAAATTGTTGAAGGGCAAATCCAAAGACTGAGTGGGTTGAGCAAGCCGTCAGTCGTTAAGGTTGCTGAGTTTCAGCGTATCATCAAAGAAAAGGACGAGAAGGCTGTGGCTAAAGACCGTGCTGAAGCCGTCAAGGTCGATGCAGAAACGGATGCACTATGGGCAACAGTAGAGGCACAAAACCAGAAACTATCCGAAGCCAATGCACTAAAACTGCAAGCAGAACTAAAAGCGAAAGAAGAAACCAAGACAAGAGTAGTGTACCAAGCGAGTTCGGCTTGTTTAGGGTTATTGATATTCGGAATTCTGGTAACTGCATTTAGTTCGTGGAAGATTTCTGGTCTTACGATTGTCGCTCTGGCTTCTGGTGGCATCGGAGCGGTCTGGTGGTTCCTATCTTGACAGACTAACCTATTGGAGCAAACTTGGCTTGCTCAAATAAGTTCGTGCGATGGTTTGTTTGCTGTTGTTGGCGTTGCGTTCCATTTGGGACTTACAGAGAAACGGTGCTACCACCTTCGCACGAAAGGTGGCTAGTGCCTATTCGTCTTCATCTTCTAATGGCTCGTGTCGCTTAATAACAGGCTTTGGCTCTGGGAGCATACCCATACCCTTGTCAATGTTGTAGTCCACAATCATACAGGCTTGGCTTCGGGTCAGACCGTCTTTGACCATAAAGCACTCAACAATGGTCTCATAGTCGTACAGGATGCCTCCTGTAAGCCCTTCCAGCCCTAGGATGGCTTGGTCTAGCCATTCCCTAGGTTCAAGGAAGATGCCTACAGGGTAGTCCCTGTCGTTATCCTTTAATTCCGCTTTTGAAAGCCTTCTCGGTTTTGGCATCTTTGAATTTGTAGAGGTAAATCTTACGGATAGAGATAGGACTAGTCCTTACTCTTACTTGAACGAACTTTACGCTTCCGTCTCTTAGATGCTTTACTAATCGCATCTGCAAGTTTCTTAGCGGTATGGAATATTTCTCCGCTAACTCGATGGAAGACAAGTATCCTTTCGGTCTCGGTTCTGATGTCACCTTCCTGTACTGACCTCTGGAATTTACCTCGTTCAGAAACTGACTGGTTGTTATTTTCATTTTCTTTCGTGGCTGAAGATAAACTCTTTTCCAACTCGGTGGGCTTGCCAGACTTTCCAGTCGTTACCTTGTATGAATCCATAGAGCCATCCAGTACCCCACTTAGAAGTAGCCAATCGGCTTTTCGCATAACGCATTTCACGCTTCTTGCAGAGACACCCACCAGAAAAACCAACTGTACCTCGATATCTTCGTGCGTTGGTTTGCTGGATACTGTGGATGTGTCCCATAAGGACTGCCCCTTCTTCCAGTCCGTAATGTATTGCGTGTTCTTCCACCGCTCGCACTCCGCAAGTGTATCCGTGGACTGTTCGTATTTTTCCCAAGGTGTGGACACCATCTTCAGCGTGATAGGGGTAGATTTTCTTACACCCACCCACCTTAAGGGTAGTTCGAATAGAGGCATCCATTTCTTCACAATAGTCTTTAGCCATTGCGTTATGCGATGAGTGAATAATTTGGTCGAGGCGGTCTTCGTGGTTTCCATAATGAAATACAGTAGGGCAGGTGTGTTGTAAGAAATGCTTTCCCCATTGAAGGTCATCTTCAAGAGATTCTCCTTCTTCTTTCATACTACGACCAGACCTAATACTGCGAAAATCAAAACAATCTCCTAGGTGGATACGCTCCTCTGGAGCATAGGATTTAATAAACTTAAACAAGGCAGATGAGGCATCCTCGTCCACCATATCTCCGTGATTGTCCCCAAAAGCCACAAATTTGATGTATTTACTCACGAGTGGTTGGCATCTCCATTTTCTTTGAGCGTAGGAATAGCAGAAGGTTCTCTGCGTCCTTGATTGTCAAGTAGATGAACTTCGCTTTGCTTCTCCTCGCTCCAGACAGCAGGAAGGATAAACGGTTGTCCGCTGGCTGTACGGATTTCTTTGACGGAGTTGGCATTGTGGAGGATTTGGATAAGTTCTTCAACGCTAAGACCAAGGAGGAGGGCAGACGCTTTGAGACCATTTTGGTTATTGTGATTCATACTTATTGAGAGGCTTGGCAAACAATTTAGCCCAGAGAGCCTTGGCATACACAAAGTATTCTTTGGTCTTAGTGACTTCTGCTGTAGTCTGCTTCTTTGCTTCAAGATGACCGCCATTGTGGGCTGGTCGCATCCACTTCTTTTTCATCTTCACAGGATGCCTCTGGCACGATTGAGTGCAGGGTAGTCAAGGTCAGTATTCAGTTTACGCTTCAAGGCTCCAGTAACGCCCATACAGTAGCACATATAGACACGCATAGGAGTAGGCTTGATGTTGTTCTTCTGAAGGGTCTGCACAATCCATTCGCAATGCCATTGGGCTACCTGCCGTGCAATTGGGTAATTGAATGCGTTAGACTTGTTGTACTCCCAGTTAGCAAGGTTACGCTTACAAGCGTCTTCCCAAGCAGAGCGATGCATTTGGTAGGCTCCAAGAGATTTTCCCTTGTCTGAAATTGAGGTGCATCTGTTGTCAGATTCGATGATGGCTAATTTATCCAAAAAGCCGTCTGTGATTTCCATCGCCTGTGCATTGAGACACAGGAGAAGTAGTGTTGCGTATTTCATTTGGTAAATGTCCCTGCTAGGAATCGAACCTAGATAATTCGCTTAGAAGGCGAATGTTCTATCCATTGAACTACAGGGACAGATTGGTTAGAACGGAACTTCGTCTTGGGATTCGGGTTCAGAGTCTACACCATTTTGCTTCAAAGCCCAGAGAGCCTGTGCGGATTTTTTGAGGGACTGGTCTTTAGCACCTACCTTACCAGTCTTCTCCCACGGCTTAGGCTCCCACTTGTTAGCCCAGTAGTCTAAATCCTTGTCAGCCAGAGCGGACAGGGAAGTACCCTTGTTATTGCCAAACGGAACAGCCAATTCAAAGTCGATACCAACGCTACCAGTATGAGGGGCAACAAAGGTGGCGATAGGGGCAGACTTCTTTGCAGGAGCAGAGGCAGTCTTGACCACACGGTCTACTTCTGCGTCATCATCAGCCGTAGCCAGACCTCCAATGGAAGCCAAGCAATAGCGTCTAAGATAAGTTAGGATTGCACCAGCCTGTTGACCAGTAGCCTGTTCGCCAACAGGAACAACACACGAGGATTCGATGCTCGTACCATTCTTGTGGGCGATGATGGTCTTGATACCAATACCATTGTCGTGGTACTCAGAGGTAGGCAGTTGAATCACCGTGAGACCGTGCTTGTGGAACAGGGGTTTAAGATAAGACAAGTGAGCCGATAGGCTCGCAAATTTATTCTTAAAATGCGGATTAAAGTCATCAGCAACTATGTCCTTCGTGTCAGCGTGTACATTTCCAATAGCGATGTACAGTTCAGCCAGATTGGGCTTAGGAAGAGTATCGTCTTGCATATCGATGCGTGTCCAGAGTTGGTTACTTCTTGCTGACCACGATTTCATTGACGGAGCGAGCGTTGTTCGCATTGATACGGACAGCCTTGCCTTGGTCGTTGATGAACGAGTAGTACAGGTAGTGCTTGACCTTCACAGGCTTCAGCAGACGAGCCATACGACCATCGGGAAGTACGACATACTTGGTTGCGTTGTTGACCCCGATGAGTTCGGAAGTCGCATTGTTGGTGGGTTGGTTTTCCATAGTGGGAATTTATTAGGTAACGGAGGCTCCGTAGATTTTAAAATAGTCTTTCAGTCTTCGGATAATGGCTGTGCCAGTTTCTCCGTTATTGAATCTATCAGAAAGTCCGCTTCCGTTATAGTTTGTTGTTATGATTGTAGGGCGTTTATTTGAGGTACGCTCGTCAATGATTGAAAATAAATCAGTCTCCATACGCTGGGTCAAGCGTTCTTTACCTAAATCGTCAATGACCAGCAGAGAGCAGGAAGTCAGACGCTCAATGACATCTCCGTGGGTCTGATTGGCAAAGCCCTGCTCAATCTTCTGCTCCAGTTTCCGCATTGTGAGGAACTCGGAGTACTTGGGGTAATGGTGAAGCCATCCCTTGTTGAACATAGCCCAAGCACAGCGGGTCTTCCCTGTCCCTGTGACACCGTGGAGCAGTACGCTTTGGTCTGGGGTGTACGCCTCCAGAGCATCTTGCATCTGGGGAGCGAGTTTACTGACTACGGTGTCTTGGAAAGCACTAGGAGTGTTAGGGTGCATCGACTTGAAAGCCCAGTCGTGCTTATCGAACACACCCCTGTAGGAGTAAGGGTAATCGTGATACTCTGCCGTGCCAAAACAATCTAGGCACACGGACACATTAGTCTTAAACTTCACAGCACGACTATCCCATACAGGAGTAGCAGGTGCTTTGCAATGAATGCACTTAGAAGCCATTGGAGTGGTCGTTGTTGGTTAAGGTTTTGGCTTTGGAGCCGTTACTGTTTATTACAAAAAGCCCCTGCCAGCCAAAGGCAATGCTTTTGTTTATGGAATCTACAGCCTGTGCCTCGTTAGCCCAAGACCCCAGCAACTTCAACTGCTCCGTCTTGGTCATAGGGGTCAAAGGCTTCTTGGTCTGCTTGCGGTACATCTCCCACTTTGCCCAAGCCTCCTTAAAAGACTCTCCGTAGGGCAATACCTCTGTATTGATATACTCTATCTTATCTTCTTTTCTATATGTAGGAAGTCTACTTCCCCCCCTGCGGGAAATAGGTTTCCCCCTCCCTAGGAAATCTATAGCACCCACCAACGCTTGCTTCTCCACAGTCCGTAGGATGCGTCTACCGTTCAGTTCGATGCGGACTACCAACTGGTGGTCGATAAGGGTTTTGAGGACATTCTTGACCTGTCTGTCGCTGAGTTGCAAGGTTTGTGCAAGGTAGCCGTTGGAGGCGAAACAGCCCTCTTCATTGTCGAGGGCGTTCACGATTCCGTATACCACCTTCTCGGTGATAGTAAGTGTTTCCAACTGGAAGACCTCTACAGGAATCCAGACACCAGTAAACGATGGCTTGCTCACGAATAGATGCTTGGGGAGAGAGCAGGTAGTGTCTTGGATGGCGAATAGCCTTCCCACTCGTCAATGGTGTCGCAAATCATATAGCGAGCCAAGTCACGAGTAACACAGTTCTTCCAAGTGGTCAGTTCCTCATCGGAAACAGTATACAGCACAGCACCACTAGGCTCCGTGGTCTCAACAGCAAGAAACTGAAACGAGAAGGGCTTGTTCCACATCATCTCTGCCATAAGGCAGTAGAAGCCAGCCTGTACCCAGTACAGCCTATCCTGCACATCATATCGGAACTTGAGAGCGTCTTGGCACGACTTGATGTCCGTGATGACACCACGCTCCACATCAACGATGTCGAGTTTAGCCTTACAGTCGATTTTGAACAGGCTACCAAGTACGACCACCTCCTTGCGGATTCCAGAACTGAACTTGTCAGCGTTAGCCTTCATACATTCAACGACTGCCTTACAGCAACGCTCCACAATTTCTTGGCTGTCAGCCTTGAGGATAATCTTGCCGACATTCTTCTCTTCAAACTCAGCCTTCAGAATCTTTCCCTCCTTGGTGCGACCATCGATGTCTGGCAGGTAAGCGATGGAGGCGAAGTACTCTTCTGGCTCTAGGATAGCCGTGTGGATGGCAGTACCGACACGCATAGCCTCGCTGGTCTCTACCTCCTTCTGGTGTTTGAAGTGGAAGGGCGAACGGACGAAAGCCTTAAAGCGTGAAGCGTTAAGACCTACAAGAGAGCGGTACTCGCTCTCTGACATTTTACTGGCTACTGGGTTGTTGGGCATTTTGTTGGTTTTGGTTTTGGGTTATCGTACAGAGCACAGCGGGTTGCTGTGACCAATACTTACGGACAGTTAGGCTCCAGACTTGGCTATCGTCAAGCCAGTATCCCAACTTTGTAAATTCATCCAGAATGACCTTGACTACATTGTCGCAGTCTGGTTTGGTCGTTTTTACAAGCGTTTTACACTTGTTAATTTTTGGTAAAAGGTACTTTGGGGGTGTGTAGTACAGGCTGATTTCGACCTCCACAGCCCCCTCAATGGGTACAGCGGGTACATACCGCTTGGCGTGTAGGCTAAAAGCGGATACCCAGCCTACCACCTTGGAGTTTTTCATCTTTCCAACAAACATCTGCCCAGTTTTCGACTTCAGAATCCTCAAGGCGGCTTGATGGGTGCTAGTTGGAGGTTCTAAGTTGCAAGCAATGAAAATATGTGTCATTTTAGTATTATGGAAAGCGAATCGCCCTATGAAAGAGTCAAAACCGACAAGAAGTCTACGACCCTTGAAAAGTTAGACCCGAAGAAGAAAGAGGAAATTGTTTGGATGACTCAAGAGGGTCACACGCAACGAGAAATCGAAGAAAAGGTGGAAGTGTCTGGTCATACTGTCGTAGCGGTTAGGCAGGATATGGGTGATAAAGATATTGACCTAGGTACATACAAGAAGGGCGTTAGCAGTCTGTTCAAGTCTATTATTATGAAGGGGGCTATTCGCCTAGATACAGAAATCGACAAACTTCCCATCAGCCAGATGCCCCTAGCCCTCGCTATCCTTATCGACAAGGTGCAGACCCTTAACGACCAGCCTGTAGTAGTTACTGAACACAGACTTAAAATCTCCCACGATGCCATTAATAAAATGCTCTCTGGAGAAATCATCGATATTTCCGAGGAAAAAATTTTAGCAAAAAAACCTTCCGCATAAGGTTCCAATTGAGAAATAGGATTTGGGGATGGCTGGTGTCTGTGGTCAGACTCGTTCCCGATTTTATTTTTATGCTCCAAGCATCAGTCATCATACCTTTGACCCAAGCGATGTCGGGTAAGACGAGGCGATGCCCACTCCACTACGGAGTGGGGTTGCTACACCCTGCGGATGTTTAACCAAAATAAAAAACATTTGCAGGGAAGTCTTATTCTGAATCGTAAGGTAATAAAACTATGAGCGACAAACTCATTGTTCAGTTCAAGACGGCAGTCACGGTGACTGTGTGCGAAACGGTTCTCTACTCGCATAACGCCCCCAGCGTTTACGAGAACGACTACGAGGGCAACGCAAAGTTCCTTCAAGCGTTCGCCAAGGTGAGCAAGGAAGGCTATCGTTCCTTCTTCACCATCTGGCTGACCACGAAGAGCGATGCGACCAATAGCACCTACCGCACCAAAATCTCCGTCTTCGACTTCGTCAAGATGGTTGCGTTTGAGTTGCAGTCTGGTGTTATGGAATCGTTCTCGCTGTCGATGTTCAAGCACGATAACGGCTTCGGTAACGATGCCCAGAAAATCGTGGAGGACAACACCAAGGAAGTGTATGCTTCTTTCGAGACTGGCTCGCATTATTGGAAAGTGATGCTGGCTGACGCACAAGATAAAGTTATGAACCGTGGCGAAATGTCCTCCACGGTTGCTGACTCGTTCGACACGAATGTGTCGGAAGGTATGTAATCGCTGACGAGTGTGAGTGCAGTCCGACCCTGCACTTACATTTCTCTGTCTTATCAAACTCCCGAAAACACACTCCTATGAAGTTATTTAACTTCGACAACGCAAAGACTCGCAAGGGCGAGCAACTCGGATACTCCACCGCAATACTTTATCTGTCTCCGTCAGATACGAGTGGAATTATCGACACCTGCACCAACGCTACTGCACTTTGCAAAGCGTTGTGTCTTAACACCGCAGGTATGGCTGGCATCTTCCCGAACATCCTCGCATCACGCAAAAAGAAAACTGCGTGGCTGGCGAGCAACCCAGAAACTTTCTGGGAGAAGATTGACCGTGAAGTTCTTAACCACGAAAACCTTTGCTACCGCAACACAAAACGGTTGAAGCGAAAGTTAAAACCGTGTGTTCGTATCAACGGCACATCGGATTTGTGGGAACCAGAGATGTCTGTGATTATGCATCGGCATCCCGATGTGCAATTCTACGACTACACCAAGAACTTCAATCGCATCGTTGATTGGCATATGGATAAGATGCCGATGAACTACCATCTGACATTCTCGCATTCGGAAACGAATCTTGAAGAGAGCAAGTGGTGTCTCGCTAACGGAATTAATGTCGCTGTCGTTTTCGATAACGATGGTCCGCTCCCGCAGGATTGGAATGGTTACTATGTAATCGATGGAGATAAGAGTGACCTGCGATTCCTTGATGCGAAAGTTCCGTATCCTAACGACCTGTATGTTTGTCACGGAGTCGTTATCGGTCTCCGTGCCAAAGGCAAAGCGAAGAAAGCAAAGGCAAAGGTAAACGGATTCGTCAACCCAACGAAGAGTGTGTTTCGTGGTGTTACTTGGAGCAACGCAATTGATGGCGAAGAAGATGAGGAGCAGAATAATCTGCATCGCTATGAGTAAGTGCAACTGTGGTAGCGGTGTGGAATCGTTTTGGTATTTCGATGGTCACCAAATCGAACTGTTCAAGGGTTGTCCGAAGTGCGAAGCAGAAAAGTTCAAGAAGTATCGCCCCGACATTAAGACGCAGTATGTGAGCGAAGAAACTATCGAGCCAGAGCCAGAGGTTCGCATCGTCAATCGTCTGACGCAATGGGAGAACGAAAACCAATGAGTCGCTTCTATCGCAAGAAGTTAAACGCACAGGGCAAATACATCAACCCTCCTGTTCACGCAAAGCGAGAAGTTTCTGAACCAAGAATACCGACAGGCAGACCAGTCGTTATGTACAAGATGGATAAAGGTCCAAGGAAAGAAACCACGATTGAAAGACAAGACCGCATTCGTGAAGAAGCAACAAAGCGTTGGATTGATAGGCTCGCAAAGAAAGAAGCAGACAGAGAAGCAAAGAAATTAGCGTACCTTGCAAAAGGTGAGAAGCCTCGTGGTAGACCTTTTGGCTACAAGGATTCAGCCGAAACCATAGCAAGGAAAAGCAAGGCTGGCAAAAAGCGTTGGCGTGGTGTGTTGCTGACCAAAGAAGAAAAGCGTTTGAAACGCAATGCGTATCAGAACGCTCGCAACGCAAATCGGAATAGTCCAGAAGCGTGTGCTCGTGTGGTTGAGAGGTTAAGGCTTCGTGCTGAAGCCAAAAAGAAAAGCACATCGGTTGTGATTACGATTACAATCACCGACCCAAACAAGTCGTGAAACTGTTGCTCACACCTTCGGGTGTGGGCTTAACTTTTGCTGTGCTACATACTACGCCTTCAACAGCCGAGTACTCACAAGGCAGTAGACAGTAGCACGGCAATCCATTTCTCATTCAGCGTGAACCCCGACCAAACTAACTAGGGTAGTATCGCTGTGTGAGTCCACAGAACGCAACAAACATAAACAGATACGCCTATGAAACAAATGATTGGTAAACTCCTTGCTTGGTTCTTACCAGCAAGCACCACGGAGCACAAGTTAGTGCTCGTGGAACTTCGTCTCGCAGGTTTGGAGATGGATAACCTGCGACTTCGCAGGATGTTGGAGATTGAAGGTGAGTCCACGCTGGAATCGGAGGACAGTAAAGTTGTTCTCTACAATGCTAACTTCGACACGATGGTTTCGAAGAGCGTTATGAGTTGGCTGAAAAACTGGCTCGATGATTACGACTACTCTGACTCCGATACCCTCGGAGACGCAGTAAGAAGCGTTATCGATGACCACGATTTCAGCGATGCGGTAGATGATTGCATCTCCAACAAAGATTGGTCTTACGAGTTGGAAGGTGTCTTGGATTACGATGATGTCGCAAGCAAGGTTATCAAGAAGTTGGATTGGTCTGATGTCATCAGCGATAACGACATCGTTACTTCTGACGATATCGATTGTTCCGATGTAATGTTAAAGTCCGAGCAACTCTCCGAAGATGAAATCGTCAAGCGTGGCGATTTGGCAGAAGAGATTAGCAACGACTTGAAGCGTGATTGGTTTAAGTCCCTCATCGCTGAAATGGTTGACAGCGAATTCCAACACTCGCTTGGCAAGGCTCGTGAGAACGCACAAGCCAATTCCCAGAACGCAATCGATGACGAGATTCAGTCCGCTGTCGCACAGCGTATTGAGTCGCAGTTCAAAGATAAGTTCGGAGCAGAGTGGGATAATTGGTTCAGCGAAAACATCCGACACACAGTTCAAACTGTGCTGGGCGAGATGCTCCAATCCGCTTACGAACAGACCAAGAGCGAGGGCAAATCCAATGCCTAAAAAGCCCCGCAACCCAAGCGATGAACGCATCGCAGAGTTGGTGAAAATGTTAGAGATTCCCGAAACCATTAAGGAGCGACAGTATCCATTCGCTGAACTTCTTGGTGAACAGAATATCTTCATTGATATCAGTTCCGCTTGCAAAGCGTGGCGTAAGGTTGACCAAGGAGTATCCGAAAGGATTTTCAAGGTCATCAATAACGCTGGATGCGATGAGCACGAGGTTGATGCATTACTTAACGCCATTACTCACAACCCTAACGAGTAATCGCTTCTGTCCCTGTCCCTAAAATTTGTGCGAAAAACATTCGAACCGCCACAGGTTCTAGTGCGAGTAGCACAT